CGAGAGTGTCTACGATACTCGCGGACTTTTGTTTATCTGAAAGGATGGTGATCAACTATGGGAATATTCAGTGGACTCTTTCGCTCAAGGGATAAGCCCACCGACAGAACAGCTGGTTCGAGCTATGCCTTTTATATGGGCGGCAGTTCTTCCGGCAAGGTCGTAACGGAACGCTCTGCCATGCAGATGACGGCGGTCTATGCCTGTGTGCGTATTCTGTCCGAAGCTATCGCTGGCCTCCCGCTGCAGGTCTACCAATATAAGGACGACGGCGGCAAGGAAAAAGCGATGCAGCACCCACTTTATCACCTGCTCCACGATGAGCCGAATCCGGAGATGAGCTCTTTTGTCTTCAGGGAAACTCTCATGACACACCTGCTTTTATGGGGAAATGCCTATGCGCAGGTCATCCGCAACGGCAAGGATGAGGTCGTGGCATTGTATCCGCTGATGCCAAACAAGATGCAGGTCAACCGTGATAACAACGGTCATCTGTATTACCAATACAGCCACTCTAATGACGAAGCTCCTACCGCTAAAGGGAATACTGTGATCCTGCAGCCATCGGATGTATTGCACATTCCGGGCCTTGGCTTTGACGGGCTGGTCGGCTACTCACCGATTGCGATGGCCAAGAACGCTATCGGCCTTGCAATTGCCACCGAGGAATACGGCTCTAAGTTCTTTGCCAACGGCGCTGCTCCTTCCGGCGTGCTGGAACATCCCGGCACGATCAAGGACCCGACGAAGGTCAGAGACGCATGGATGAGTCAGTTTGGAGGCAGCTCCAATTCCGGTAAGGTGGCCGTTTTGGAAGAAGGCATGAAATACACGCCTATTTCCATCTCTCCTGAGCAGGCGCAGTTCCTTGAGACCAGAAAGTTTCAGATCAATGAAATCGCTCGAATTTTCAGAGTCCCGCCACACATGGTCGGTGACCTTGAGAAATCGAGCTTTTCTAATATTGAGCAGCAGTCGCTGGAATTCGTGAAATACACGCTGGACCCGTGGGTGGTGCGCTGGGAGCAATCCATACAGCGAACGTTACTCTCTCCGGAAGAAAAGAAACGCTACTTCGTGAAATTCAATCTGGAGGGCCTGCTTCGCGGCGATTACCAGAGTCGTATGAACGGATATGCCACAGCGAGGCAGAACGGCTGGATGAGTGCAAACGACATCCGTGAGCTTGAAAATCTCGACCGTATCCCTGCCGAGGAAGGCGGCGATCTGTATCTCATTAACGGCAATATGCTCCCGCTGGGTGATGCGGGTGCTTTTGCAAATACAAGTAACGATGACGGAAAGGAGGACAACACCGATGAAGAACAAGAAGTTCTGGGTGTGGAAGAACGCGGCGGACGAAAGCCCGGACGCAGAACGAGTCCTTGAGCTTAACGGCACCATTGCCGAGGAAAGCTGGTTTGACGACGACATCACACCGGCAATGTTCAAGGATGAGCTTTTTGCAGGCTCCGGGCCGATCACCATCTGGATCAACTCTCCGGGTGGCGATTGCATTGCGGCCAGCCAGATTTATTCCATGCTCATGGATTACAGAGGCGACGTTACCGTCAAGATCGATGGCATTGCGGCATCTGCTGCTTCCGTCATCGCTATGGCCGGTACCAAGGTGCTCATGGCCCCCACAGCGCTGATGATGATCCACAATCCTGCAACAGCGGCGTTTGGAGACCATGAAGATATGCAGAAGGCCATCGAGATGCTCAGCGAAGTCAAGGATAGCATCATCAACGCCTATGAAATCAAAACCGGCCTCTCCCGCGCCAAGCTATCGCATCTCATGGATGCAGAAACATGGATGAACGCGCACAAGGCTATGGAGCTCGGCTTCTCGGACGGCGTACTGGAGGACGAGAAGAAAACCGCAGCGCCGATGGAAAGCTACGCGTTTTCCAGTAAGGCTGTGGCTGCCGCGCTTATGAACAAGCTCGTGGCAAAGGCAAAGCCTGAATCCAAGCCGGAGCCTGAACCCGAAACCCCTGCCGGACGCTCGGTTGACGAGCTTAAGGCACATCTTGAAACCATCAAAAAATACATGTGAAATGGAGGATTTCAATCATGACTGTTAATGAACTTCGCACCAAGCGTGCAACCCTGTGGAATACGATGGAGGGCTTCCTCGATACCCACAGAACGGACAAGGGCGTGCTTTCCGCTGAGGATGACGCCACCTACAACAACATGGAAAAGGAGCTCGATGCTCTGACTACCGAGATCAAGCGCATGGAGCGCAGGGACGCTATCGAGGCTGAGCTTAATAAGCCTGTTGGCAGCCCGCTTACTGGCAAGCCGGAAAAGCCCGAAGATGAAAAGGTCGGTCGTGCCTCTAATGCCTACAGAGAGGATTTCGGCAGGCACCTTCGCGGCAAGACGCTCCTGCACAACGTGCTCTCTGAGGGTACGGACGCTGATGGCGGTTATCTCGTTCCGGAGGAATTCGAGCGCCAGATCGTGACAACTCTTGATGAGGCTAACGTAATCCGTTCCCTCGCCAAGGTCATCACTACCGGCAGTGAACGCAAGATTCCTGTCGCTGCTACGCACTCTGTTGCTCAGTGGACAGCCGAAAATGCTGCTTACACTGAAAGCAATCCTACCTTCGGTCAGAAGCAGATCGATGCTTATAAACTCACGGACCTCATCCGAGTGAGTCAGGAGCTCCTGCAGGATTCTGCTTTCGATTTGGAGAGCTACATCGCGGACGAGTTTGCACGTGCCTTCGGTATTGCCGAGGAGCAGGCATTCTGCGTCGGCACTGGCACTAACCAGCCTACCGGTATTTTCACCGCCAATGGTGGTACGGTCGGCGTTACCGCTGCTGCGACTACGGCAATTACTGCGGATGAGCTTATCAGCCTTGTCTATGCACTGAAGTCTCCGTACCGCAGAAACGCCAAGTTCCTTATGAACGACTCGACGGTCGCTGCCATCAGAAAGCTCAAGGACCTTAACGGTGCCTATATGTGGCAGCCTTCTGTGCAGGCCGGTCAGCCGGACAGACTCCTCGGCTATGAGATCTATACCTCTCCATATGTACCGACTATCGCAGCCGGTGCCCTCGCCATTGCCTTCGGTGATTTCCAGAACTACTGGATCGCAGACCGCGCTGGCAGAACGGTCCAGAGGCTCAATGAGCTCTATGCTACCAACGGTCAAGTCGGCTACGTTGCCACGGAGCGCGTCGACGGTAAGGTAATCCTTGCAGAAGGCATCCAGCTTCTGAAGATGAAGGCATCCTGATGAAGGGAGGCGGCAGTAATGGACACTCTGCTTGAAAAGGTTAAAGCAAATCTGATACTGGAGCATTCCGAGGATGATGCGCTGCTGGAGATGTACATCACTGCCGCCAAAGCCTATGCGGAAAGCTATCAGCACATTGAAGAAGGCTACTACTCAGAGCACGATATGCCCGCCACCACCGAGCAGGCTGTTATTATGCTGTCATCCCACTTCTATGAAAGCCGGGATGGCAGCACCGGTGGCTTCTTCGCAGATAATGTGCAGGCTGGTCAACAGGTATGGAACACAATCAATCTGCTTTTGAGGCTGGATCGGGATTGGAAGGTGTAGCATGAGCTTCGGGAAAATGAATTCTTTTATACAGCTTAAAATTGAGGACGAGGTTGAAGACGAGGATGGCTACTCAACGATTGAAGAAGTGACGATAGCTTCTGTGAGAGCCTATCGTGAAGAGAGGCATGCCAGTAAATACTGGGCAAATCGTGCTTTGTACACAGAGGCGACAAATCTATTTTGCTTTCGCCGTATCCCGGGCGTGACGATTACAACGGCCACCTTGCTTTTTTGTGGAAACAGGCGTTTTGAAATCATGTCTGTGGAGGATGTGAAAGGCAGGGGGATGTACATCGAAGTCCTCGCCAGGGAGAAAAAGATCGGCCCCTAAGGAATATGGAGGTTTTGCAATGAAAGATATTTGGAATGCAGCCCAGCTTGCCATCACCGCCATAGGCGGTTGGTTAGGTTGGGTTCTGGGCGGACTCGACGGGTTCCTCTATGCGCTCGTCGCCTTTG